AATATAGGACATGACAGAAATAAAAATACCAAAACACTTAGACATCAAAATCTGGAAAGCGGCGCTTTATATTGAAAATGCCGCTACCAAAGAAGAGGCATCAAATAGAATAGATGAACTTCTAAAAGAAGAGGGCGACGAGTTTATGGCTTATTGTATGGCTATACTATGTCTACCACAATTAATGCAAATGGTTAAACATACAAAAGAATATAAAAACCATTTTGAAGAAAAAAAGACTAGACAATATCACTAGGATAATATAGGAATAACTTATGACTAAGAAAGAAATAAAACAACCTCAATTCAAAATCATCGAAGACTCAAAAGATGAGCCTAATTTAAAAGAGGCTCAAAAGTTTGTAGGTGGTTATGTTGAGGGAATTACTTTTCCTAATGGTGATTATTTAATAATAAACGAAGAGGGAAAGCTAATGGGATTGCCATTAAACGAACAGGCGTCTAAATTATGGACAGACACTTTCGACAATGACAATTATGTTACTGGTCGAAAAGACTTTGTTGTTGGTAATGCAATCCTAATAAAAAAAGACGCTCTAAAAATCTGGGCGTCATAACCTTTGACCCCTGGCGCTAACGCGCCAGGGGTCCCAAACCAAATCCAAAAATTCAAAATAATTAAATACCCTACCCCCCTAAAACACAAAAAGGGGTCCCACTACTTTAGGTTGTATTGCAAGTTTTAGACATTCGTGTATACTGAAAACATATTGGTACCATGGACTTGAATAAGGTAAATATCGAAAAATTACCTGCAGATGTTCGTAAGACCTTCAAGCAGATGCAACTTCTGCTTGCAGAAAAAAAGATACAGAATAAAGCGAAGAATGACTTCTTGTCTTTTGTCAAATGTGTGTGGCCTGATTTTGTAGAGGGGTCCCACCACAGACACATTGCAGATAAATTTAATAAACTCGCAACGGGTGAAATAAACCGATTGATCATTAATATGCCTCCTAGACATACAAAATCTGAATTTGCATCTTATCTTTTGCCAGCATGGATGGTGGGCCGTGATCCAAAGCTCAAGATTATACAAGCAACCCATACGGCAGAACTCGCAATCAGATTTGGACGTAAGGCCAAGAACCTAATTGATCGAGAAGATTACGGAAAAATTTTTCAAACAAGATTACAAGAAGATTCTAAAGCAGCAGGACGTTGGGAAACTGAACAAGGTGGTGAATACTTTGCCGCCGGTGTGGGTGGTGCGATCACGGGTCGTGGTGCAGACTTATTAATCATAGACGACCCACACTCGGAACAAGATGCACTATCACCGACAGCCATGGAGAATGCCTACGAATGGTATACGTCAGGTCCACGTCAACGTTTACAACCAGGCGGCAAGATCGTCATGGTCATGACTAGATGGAGCACAAAAGATTTAACAGGTATGTTGGTCAAGAACCAAACAGAACCAAAAGCTGATCAGTGGCACGTGGTCGAGTTTCCGGCAATCATGGACCACGGATCAAAGTCAGCTAAACCTGTGTGGCCCGAGTATTGGAAGCTAGACGAATTAGAAAAGGTACAGGCAACACTGCCAGCAGGTAAGTGGAACGCGCAGTGGATGCAAAACCCTACAGCAGAAGAGGGTGCAATATTAAAACGTGAGTGGTGGCGAACGTATACAAGCGAGGACATACCGCAACTACATCACGTCATACAATCTTACGACACAGCGTTTTTAAAAAAAGAAACTGCAGATTACTCTGCTATCACCACGTGGGGTGTTTTCTATCCGTCAGAGGATGAAGGCGCTAATTTAATATTACTCGATGCAGTAAAAGGCAGGTACGAGTTTCCTGAACTAAGGCGCTTGGCCCTTGAACAATACGAGTATTGGAAACCTGAGTCTGTTATCGTTGAGGCAAAAGCCAGTGGTTTACCTCTCACATACGAGCTGAGAAAGATGAACATACCGGTCACAAACTTCACACCCAGCAAAGGCAACGATAAGCATGCTCGTGTCAATTCGGTTGCACCTCTGTTTGAATCTGGTATGATATGGGCTCCGGAACAAAAGTTTGCGGATGAAGTCATTGAGGAATGTGCAGCGTTCCCATATGGCGATCATGATGACCTTGTCGATTCTACAACACAAGCTCTCATGCGATTTAGACAAGGTGGTTTCTTACAACACCCAGAGGACTATGTTGACGAAGAAACTGCAAAACGTAAGCGAGTGTATTATTAATGGATGATATAATAAAATTATTGCAACAACTGATCGACGCAAGCCCTAGACCAAAGGGTGGTATCGCTAGTAGTCAAGAAGGCATAGAATTTTTAGGTAAAGCTTTGTCAAAAGAACAGCGAGGAAACTTAACGGTCGTTGGCTCGAGATTAACAGATGCTAGCAGATTTAAACCTTTCTCTATACAAACCGTTGGTAGAGACAAAAGATATCAATATATGTTTGATTATGAACAAGAACTTGCAGGTGAGTTTAACAAGACCATACAATTTTTAAAAGACAATCCAGACATAAGATTATCACAAACACAAAAAGATAATATTATCTATAATCTTGGTGTGTATAGAAGAGTAGCCGCAGAAAAAAATAAATTAGAAAAAGGCATTATCAGCGAGGGTAAAAAACCAGAAGAGGTCTATGCGAGTCAAATAGATGAAGCAGCAACCGATGAGCTAACATTCAAAGGAGCTCTTGAGAAATTATTAAAGACAAACGAGAAGTTAAAAAAAGCAATCGAAGAAACAAAAGAAGGATTTAAAACAGAAAAAATCACAGATGAAAAAAAATTAAGATTAAAAAGATTGTACGATGGTCCAGGTTTCGATAGACCTGGTTCTTCTTTGTATAGAGGCTATGGTAGTTTCTTTTTATCAAAATTACATGACAAAGGTATTATTAAACTTGACGATAAGATATATGAAAACTTGGTCAAGGGTGCACATCATTATGGTGGTGCTGATTTCTTTGCACCGGATCCTGTGCGTATCTGGAGAAAACATTTTGGTAATGATGTATTTGAAAAGTTAGATAACTTTGATCCAGACAACGAGGACATATTTCAATGGCTTGAGAGAAACAACATACAACCCATACAGAAAGAAGGGCCAAAAAATGCTTTGGAGTATCTAACACCGACAGAAGTACAACAACAACTCACAGATGAACTAGAACTTTTTAAAATATATAAAAATCCAAAGGATGAGGCGAGTCAAGGTTATATTGGTATAGATGATCCAGAAATGAGAATGGATAGGATCGTGCACCATGGTGAAAATATTAACGCGTTAGAAACAGCATTACAGGCACTAGACCCAGATAGTTTTAGAGAGTATGCTAGAACTAAACCTAAGTTTGATGCTAAGATTTTACCATTTAAAGATTTAAACGCAGAAGGAGGCATCGTTGGCTTACGTATTTGATCCGATAAACAACACGTTGATTGATGACGAAGACAAAAGTCTTGGTAATAAGTTTGCTGTATTAGATCCTGATCTTGAAAAAGTATTACAGGAACTTAATGAAAGATTTGGTCCGGGCACCATACAAGAGGGCACGCAAGGCATACCACAACCTCCAATAAAAACACCACAAGCTATATTTGAGTTTGAAGAACGAATGAAAGGTCGTATGGCTGATGGTGGTGCAATTGGTGGTGGTATAATTACAGGTGAAGATTATGGCAACAGGACTAATTTTGCAGAACCCAAATTAATTATTGGAAGTTCAAGAACACCCCCTCAATTTAAAGGCATGTATGCTGTTAGAACTGGATTAACAGTACCTGCAGACACACCTGGTTATTTAGGTCGAACAGGAGAAAACGCTGTGTTTGCAACAGAAACCGACGCTCAAAGATTTATAGATGAAGATATTAAAAAACTATTTTTAGAATCACAAGCAAGTAAAAAAAGAAGTCCTGTGCTTGAAGCAAGACTAGAAAAAATAAAACAGATTTACAAAAATTTAAAAGCATCAGGTGCAAAGAAAATTTATCTAGATGATATTTTAGATCAACTTGAAGGTGAAAAGTCTGTTTTTGGAACCGGTAAAAGAGGAATACAAACAGAACAAACTCAACTAGAATCACGATCAAATTTTAGAGATAACATAAAAGAAGCTTTAGGAAAAAAAATTTATGATACATTAATTAAATCACCAGCTGCTGATCCTAGAATTACTGACGCAAAAAAAGCAAAATTTAATAAATTAGTTTTAGATGTAAACAGAGGTGATCTACCTATTCTAGCTTTAGGATCTGAGGCTAGAGGGACAAAACAAAATATTAAAATGTATTTAACTGAGGCTAATACAAAAAGATTTGATAAATTACTTCCTTTATTAAGAGCAGTTAATTCTAGAATTACTCAACCACGACAAAAATATACAGCAGACGATATTAAAAATATTAGTGAAACAACAGTTAAAACTTTTAATAAAATGACAAAAAATTATCCCATATCAATAGCGGCACGAACAAATGTTTTTAAAGGTGGAACAAGATCTTTTGATGCTAAAAGTTACATTCTTGCACAACTAGGAAGACATGTAGAAAATGGTGGACAATTGTTTAAACATATTGGAGGAGATACAATAGCCACTGTTAAATTTAGAGATTTAAATACAAATAAAATTATTACGTATAGAAACATGGATTTAAATAATCCTTTGTTTAAAGAAGCAGCAACTGTTTATAATGATATTGAAAAATTAAAAGATATAAAAATAGATGATCCGCGTAATCCAGGTAAAACAATAACATTAAATAAAGCTCTTCAAGAGGGTGGTGATAAATTAGTTATTGATCATTTAGATGAAGTGCAAAATAATCCTTTAAAAAAATTAGTTATATCAACTCAAAAAGCAAATATGTCTGGTCAGATAAAAGATTTAACTCAACCAGAAATAGATGCAATCGGTAGAGGTTTAAATTTAAGTTTTGTTGATAATTTAAAAAGATATAAAAAATATGCAGAAAGAATTTTAGTAAATAAAGCAGCAAATCCTGAGTTTAAAATTAAAAGTCCGACAGAAACTATAAAAGAAAAAACAGGAACTTTTAGAGGAGAGGCACAAAATATAAAATCTAAAATGGATAATTTTAAATTTTTAACAAACAGAATCCCGGGAGGGGCTGTTGTATTAAGTCCGGTAGATTTTACTTTAAGTATGTTTGCAGGTCTTCCATTAACAGAGTCTTTAGCTAGCGCAGGATCTTATTTAATTAAAGATCCATACTTAGGAAAAGCTGTAAACGTACCATTGGCAATAGCAGCAGATATACAAGATCCTGAAGGCATGATGGAAAGAGCTGGAACACGTCAAGAAAAATTTAAAAATATTTTAGAGGGTATAACAGGTATAGACCAAGATGAACCTTTGTTAGATGAACTAAGAGAAAAATTTTCTAACATGGAAGCGGGGGATCAACCAGATATAGATCCTTTCCAAGCAGCGGAAGGTGGTCGTGCAGGATTTAGCAATGGTGGTGCAGCAGGAGCTGATGATAATTTTTTAAAAGAATTAGAATTTTATTTTACTAACGAAGATGCAGAGTTGCCAAAATTGCAAACTTACAAAGAAACTATGAACCCTGTAGAGATATTGAATGACATCATTGATCCAAGAAATTATCCATACTACGCAGACGTGTTAGCTCGATCAGGTTTACGTATTGGAGAGTTTGCCGTAAGAATTTTACCGGCAACAGGAAAACTAGTAGCGGATGCAATACAGAAAGGTCCATTTAAAGTTACTGGAACTGGTAGTAATTATGTTCAAGACTACACAGATGTTCTTCCATCTAATATTGAAGGCACAGGAATATTCTCAGAGTTTTTAAAAAACATAACACCAACGGCAACAGAAAAATTTGTTGGCCTTGATAAATTAATAGAAAAAGAAGAACAGAAACAAATCGAAAGAGGATCAACTGCTGGTCCAAAAGTTTTTGCAGATACAATTGGTCTAGGTGCCGAGGTTACTGCTCCAATATTTCCTGGTCTTAAATTGTTAAACTCATTTGCAAAAGCTAGAAATCTACCAAATGATAAAGCCACACAAAAAATATTAGAAAAAGAAGTTGATAAAGTTTTAAGTGAGAGGGGTATGACTCGAAGAGAATTTTTACAAATGACAGGTGCAAGCGCAACGGTTGTTATGGCTAAGATGCTTGGTCTTATGGACATAGCACCAAAAGCAACAAAAGTTGTAAGAGCAGCACCTATCATGGATAATACAGTTGAAGGCATGCCAACGTGGTTTAAAGAGGCAGTATATGCTATTGAAAGAAAAGGTCTTTTAAAATCTAGAGGAGATATAAAAGGCATAGAGCCAGATTTTTTTGAGATAACTCTTAATACAAAATTAGGTCCAAAAAGAGTGTTAATGAGTAAAAATGATAGAACTGGTGAAATTACATTAGACTGGACAACAGATTATTATGATACAGACATACCAGTCACTATAACTTATAAACCTGGTTTATCAGGAAAACAAAATTTCTTATCTGATCCGGAGATTCCACGATCGGTAGAAAAATATGATGTAGAGGTTGAGGCGCCAGAATTCGAGTATAGGAGAGCTGATGTTGAAAGCATGGGACCTGAGGACACAAGTTTTGACTCTTCTATAAATTTAGATATTAAGGAAGAAGCAGATGCTGTAGTCGAGGCATTAGAAGAATTAGGATTAGGTTTAAGTAAAAAACAAAAGAAAGATGCAGCAGAAAATTTTAGATATTATAACGATATAGAGTTAGATGAAGGCTCAGGGCCCGGAACACAAAATCCTATAGATGAGAGTGATGCATATACATTTATAGACATGATAAAAAGAAACAGAGATAAATGATTAAAAAATTAACTAGAACAATACCACCTAAAAGAGGGCCCAACCCACAAGGGTTGAATGTTCCCTTAAAACAGGTTAAGATAATAAACCCGGAGAATATAAATGGCAGATATAGACAAGTCGTTACCAAACGTAAAAACATCAATAGAGGTTAATCCTCAAGAAGAAATAGAAATTGAACAGGAAAAAGCCGTAGAGGCCCAAGATCCTGGAGTCGAGGTCACACCAAATGAAGATGGTAGCGTTGAAGTAAACTTTGATCCAAGCAAAGTAAACATAGAAGGTCAACCAGGACATTTTGATAATTTAGCAGAATTATTACCAGAAGAAGTTTTAAAACCAATAGGATTAGAATTAGTTGGTAATTACAAAGAATATAAAACATCAAGAAAAGATTGGGAACAAGGTTATATTCAAGGTTTAGATTTATTAGGATTCAAATATGAAAATAGGACGGAACCTTTTCAAGGAGCATCAGGTGCAACTCACCCTGTTTTAGCAGAGGCAGTTACACAATTTCAAGCTGGTGCTTACAAAGAATTATTACCAGCAGAAGGACCAGTTAGAACACAGATTGTGGGTAGAACGGATCCTGCAAAAGAAGCTCAGTCACAACGTGTAAAAGATTACATGAACTATGAGTTGATGGAAAAAATGGAAGAGTATGAACCAGAGTTTGATCAAATGTTATTTCATTTACCACTTGCTGGTTCTACATTTAAAAAAGTTTATTACGACGATTTGTTGGGAAGAGCGGTAAGTAAATTTATACCTGCCGAGGATTTAATTGTTCCGTATACGGCTACCTCATTAGACGATGCGGAATCAATTATCCACACGATAAAAATTTCTGAAAATGATTTACGAAAACAACAAGTTGGTGGTTTTTATTCAGATGTAGAACTTGGGCCACCAGGTGTAAATCAAAATGACGAGTTAACTAAAAAAGAAAGAGAACTTTCTGGAACTAAAAAAACTGGAAAGCAAGAAGATATTTATACTTTGTTGGAGTGTCATGTTAATTTAGATTTAGAGGGTTTTGAAGATAAAGATGATGAGTTAAATCCAACAGGAATTAAACTGCCTTATATAGTTACGGTAGAAGAAGCTAGTCAAAAAGTTTTATCTATTAGACGTAACTACGAACCAACCGATCCAAAGAGAAATAAAATCCACTATTTCGTTCACTTTAAATTCTTACCGGGTTTAGGATTTTATGGCTTTGGATTAATCCACATGATTGGCGGATTGAGCAGAACCGCAACGGCTGCTCTCCGTCAATTATTAGATGCAGGAACTTTATCTAATCTACCTGCAGGATTTAAACAAAGAGGTATCAGAGTTAGAGATGAAGCATCACCGCTACAACCAGGTGAGTTTAGAGATGTAGATGCACCAGGTGGTAATCTTAGAGATGCTTTTATGCCATTACCATACAAAGAGCCATCACCAACACTATTACAACTAATGGGTGTTGTAGTTGGTGCAGGACAAAGATTTGCAGCAATTGCTGACATGCAAGTAGGAGATGGTAATCAACAAGCTGCTGTAGGAACAACGGTTGCATTATTAGAACGTGGTTCAAGAGTTATGTCTGCAATACACAAAAGATTATACTCTGCAATGAGAACAGAATTTAAATTACTAGCAAAAGTATTTAAAACTTATTTACCACCAAGTTATCCTTATGATGTTGTTGGTGGTCAAAGAGAAATTAAACAAATGGATTTTGATGAAACTC